TTTGCCGACCTAGAGGAAGGCGAAGACGGTAAAGTAAAACTAGTATTTGAACCAGGATGCTTTGACGACTTTGATGGTACCCAAGAAGAATTAGACGAGATGGTAGCAGACATTAAAAAGATGTTTGAAAACGGTCTCGCCGAAGCCGAAGCTCAGGAAGTTAATTTGGATGAACTATTAGAAAGTGATCCCGATACTGCTGAGAAAATTTTAAATGCTTTACATCGATTAGATGGAGACGGTGATGAACCGCCAACAAGGACACTACAATGAATTGGTTAAAACGCAGAATCCGTCAGTGGCTGGATAATGACGAAGCTATCCAACTTGATACAAATATTAAACTTGCAAGCAATAGTATAAGTGCTGGTCGCGATGTTAACAGTGATCCTACACTACAGTTTAAGATATACAATGCTATTGGTGGCAAGGTTGTAGAGTTTAGTCGTTATGATCGTCAAAAGGACAGACATTTACACGATATCTATATAATTGGCAAAGAAGAAGATTTTGGTGCTAAAATTGCCAAAATTGCTATGTTAGAAACACTTAAAGACTAATTGATCGTAAATAACTTAACCGGAGATCATTATGGATACATGGATAATGTGGATAGTAGGAGTTTCAGTTGCATATTGGATTGGACATGCGATAGGCGGACATATGAAAGCCTACCAAATTATGGAAAACTTGTTAAGAGATCCAGAAGGAATGAAAGCTCTTATTGACAAGCTCAAACTAATCAATGACGCTGAGACACTTGAAGATGTAAATGTTCCTGAAAATGCTATTCCTTTGGAAATTGAAAAAGTTAATGGTTATATCTATGCTTATAACAAGTTAACTGGAGAGTTCCTATCCCAAGCACATGATATAGAACAGGCCGCTAGAATAGCCAGACAACGATTTCCAGGCAAGACATTTTGGCATCCTGAATTAAAGAAAGATACTCAAACAGCTTGAATATAAGTGTGTACTTTGTTATAATAGATACAGCTGATAAATTTCAGCATAATCTATAGAGGAAACTTAAATGAAATTTTTTAATCCAGAGACAAAAACTTACAAACTATTCAACGCAATGTACAATGGTGAAGCTGTTACAGCATCACAAGCTCAACATCGTTTTGGTATCAAAAACATCAGTGCTGAAGTAAGCCGCATCCGCCAATCAGGCTATGCAGTTTATGCCAACAAGCGTACAGCTGGTAATGGTGTTACTGTTACTGAATACGTTATTGGAAAACCAAGTCGTGCTTTGGTAGCCGCAGGTTACAAAGCAATGGCACTAGGTTTAGTTTAATATTAAACTAGGTTAAACTAAAGGCTACTCAGGTAGCCTTTTTTAACGACTTTCGCTTCAAGATATGCTAAAATAGTATATGATAGATTTAATTTTAAAACCCACACTTGATTGGATACGAGATGATTACCGCACTCACCCTTTTCGTTTTTGCGTTGAGCTTATGGCTTGGGCTATCAGCATTGGCTGTAGTATTACGATGGCGGTCACTGTACCCACTCCTCCGCTTCCTATTCTGTATCCCATTTGGATTTCTGGTTGCAGTATGTACGCTTGGGCTAGTTATACTAGGAAATCGTTTGGGATGTTGGCTAACTACATCCTGCTTGTAAGTATTGATAGTGTAGGATTAATTAGGATGATACTACAATGATAGAAGCATGGTTTCCTGTACCAGTATACACTACTAGAATTCAAGGTAACGACCTAGCTACATTACAATCTGAACTGATAGATGTTTTCAACAAGGAAACATTTTCCAAAGGTAGTTTTTGGCAAAGAGATGAGCATAGTGTAACCGACCCAACATTTAGTGGAAATCTATTAGATGACCACTCTTGTCAAATAGCGCATGAGCAAATTGCAATTCATGTAAAACAGTATATTAGTGGTTTAGGGTTAGATCCTAACATAAACTTTAAAATAGTTTCAAGTTGGCTTACGTTAACAAAAGAACAAGAATATGCCCGTCCGCATACACATGGCGGAGTTGATATAGCCGGAACTTACTGGATTAAAACTAACAGCAATGATGGCGATTTATATTTTAATACACCTAACCAATTAGTGCGACACAGTTATATTTGTAGAAATATTTCTGCATATAACAGCGTTAAACCCGAAGTTGGCAAGATGGTCCTATGGCCGGGCTATTTAGAGCATGGTGTTCGTTTTAACGAAACTACTAATGATAGAATTAGTTTGGCTTTTAACATTTTAATCGATAAGGTATATTAATGAATCATACAGATCAAGACATAGAAGATTTTATAAAAGACCTAGATACTTTAATTTTAAAGTATGAAGGCACATTTGAAGCACATAACATATCAGGTATGTTGCTCAGTCGCATTACTTTATTAATGACTATGGACCCAGCAGTGGGCAAAGAGTTACTAAAGTATGTATGGGAACAACTAGATATTATTGAACAAGCAGATCCGGGGAATATGATATGAAAGTAGCAAAAGAATACACTAGTAGTGATATGTCGATAACAATGGAAGTGTTAGCTACATATAATCCAAACGAAGAACCAGATACTTGGATCAAGTATCGTAATAAAACAACACTACAAGAATATACCTGTCGTTTGGAAGCATTTTTGAGTAGATTCCACGCTAAACCAGAATAATAGACTTGACCAGTAGTCCTTTCGGCAGTATAATACATATACTGTACGCAGTTGTACAGCAAATCATCAAAATCGAAAGGACGAAAAATGATGAATCTACAAAACCTAATGACGGCTACTAAAACGGCCGCCGCAATCAAAAACGCTCGTTACAACAGTAACGCAAGTCATGTTCGTACTCTTAAGCAACGATGGGACAAAACATATAATGCGATGAGTCCAATGAATCAAGCAATCGTTGACGCAACATTGGAACAAGCCAAAGCAGAATTCCGCAGACGCAATCCTGGATTGAAAAAGTGGGCAGATTTGAAATTGGCAGAAGCAAAACAAGTAGCAATGAATCAAGTTGGTATCGATGGCACAATGCAACGCCAACTAGATATCTTTTGGGTATTAACTTTGCTCAATCAATTTATGAGCACAATGGTTGTGCCAATCCAAGTATATCGCCCAACCAAAGGCAAAGATCATTTTTTGGCTTGGGACGGACAGCATACTATAGTATTACTATGGCTCATTGCAACGCAACTTTTGGATGAAGATCCAGATACAGTTATAATTCCAATTAACTTATATCAAAGCGACCTTAAAGCTGAGATGCGAGCTAACTTTATCAGCTTGAATTCGAAAGAAGGCAAGAAGATGTTGGAAATGATTGATCTTTGGGAACAAATGGTATTTGGTGTACGCATTGATGGTGCAACTAATCCAACTTGGATTGCTACTGAAATCAAACAACAATACATTGAACAAGCCGGATTGTTTGTTACAGCTAAGAAGTTTAATGATCACGATGAAGCAGGTGCTATCACTCGTTTGCAAGAAATTAATAAACTGCAACCAGAATCAGTCAAGTACCTTGCACAATACCTTGCTCTTGCTACAAAATTGCAACGCCCTGTAGAAGAAAAAGAAATGGTAATGATGGCACATTACTTTGATCGTTGTCGTATTGAAGGAATTGCAGTTGATACAGGTTATGTGTCAGAGCTTTTCCAAACAATCTACACACATTGGAATTGTGACTTTAGTCCGATGGGTAAGTTTTGGATCAAGGCTAGCAACGCATACGGTAATTGGCATACTCAAAGTACTGCACATGCGGCATCGTTGGGAATTAACGTTCCTACTCCAAGGTTCAACAAAGAACCTGTACATGGCTTCCCATATCTAATTGCACAATTAGATAAGAGTATGACAAAGAAAGTTCCTGCATCAGATAGCAAGAGTTCTTTCTGGCCACTAGCAAGTGACTTGGTGTAATCATGCGTGAAGGCAAGTGGGACAAACTCAAATCCCCTGCACAACTTAAGAAGGAGCACGGCAAATGTTGCTGTGTTCCTTTTTGCGGAAAACCTTTAAGTCATGTACTTGGTCCAGGATCTGAAAAGTTTTGCAGAGATCATCAACTGTATCAATCGGAATACGGAGGATATGCTGGCACTGAATTGTACCAAGCATACAGAAAACCTTATTGCGATTGTTGCGGATTTAATCCTAGTGAAGATAAGAATTGGAAACATTACCATTTAAAAGATAGTGATCCAGACTTGTTTAATAGGCTGTGTAGGAATAAATTGGATGTTAACCACAAAGATGGTAATCATGACAATAATCATCCTGACAATTTGGAAACGCTTTGTAAAAATTGTCATTCCGATACAACTATATTAGAAGGTCATTACCTTTCAGGAAGAAACACTATAACTGAAAGTAATGATTAAATATCTTCATGAAGATACTTGTAACAGGCTCTGAAGGATTTATTGCAAGAAACATGATTGGCTGGCTTCAACAAGAAGATGGCTGGCATGTCGAAGGCTACGATTGGCATCCGACCGAAAGGCCGGATGTCAGTTCATTTGATTGGGTAATACATTTAGGTGCTATTGCCGATATGAGTTGCACCGACGTAGAGCAAATTTTAAAACAAAATTTAGAATTTAGCCAGTGGCTATTTAATGAGTGTAACTTGCACGGAGTTAATCTTCAATATGCAAGTTCTAGTTCAGTATACGGTGACACTAAAGATTTTAGTGAACTAGCACCCTGCCATCCACAAACTCCTTATGCATGGAGTAAGTATTTGTTTGACCGTTGGTGGACGCAACAAGATGTAAAGATATACGTACAAGGATTCCGTTACTTCAATGTTTACGGCAAATGGATGCACCTACGCGGTAAACGAAGCAATGCTATTGTTAAATGGCGAGAGCAAGCTCGTAAAGAAGGCAAGATTACTGTTTGGGAAAATGCTGAAAATATCAAACGTGATTGGACTTGGGTAGGCGATGTTTGTCGCTTACACATAGACTTTATTAAGACAGTCAATGGTTCAGGGATTTGGAATTGCGGAGCAGGACTTGCTCATAGTTTCTTAGATATTGCAGAAGAAATAGCAGAACAAGAAGGTGTGGCTATCGAGTTTGTGCCGGTACCTGAAATAGAAAAAACTCGATTTAGACATAGAACTCGAGCAGATTTAACACACCTAAAGGAAACAATAGGCAAACGTAAGTGGTTAAACGTATATGAATGGTTAAAACAAACATGACAAATATTGTATGGTCCGGCGGTGAATATAGAACTAAATGTGTAATTGGTTTAGAACGAGATGGTGTACTAAACGAATGGATAGAACATTGTAGACGTCCAGAAGATTTCAAAGCAATTAAAGGTAGCTTTGAAGCAGTTGCACAGTTACGAAACAAAGGATATAAAATTGCCATTATAACTGATCAACGAGGAGTTGAATCGGGTGTAATGACCAAAGAAGATGTTGAAGCAGTTAATGTTGAACTAATGACACAGCTAGGTAATGCAGGATGTAGCGATATTGATGGAATGTATTATAGTATAGGTATAAACAAACAAGACCCATTCGTTAAACCTAATACAGGTATGTTTAAACGGTGTCAGGAACAATGTAAAGACATTGTGTTTAACAAAGGTTATTATGTAGGGCATACTATCAAGGACTTAAAAGCCGCAATGAATATTGGCGCTCGTCCAGTATTAGTGCGTACAGGCAAAGGTAAAGAAACAGAACAAGAACTTAATAGATGGGCCTACAAGAAAATCAAAGAAAAGACACTGATATTTGACGATTTGGATGCATTTGCAAAGAGTTTAAAGTAACATAAATACTAAACTATGAAAGCAAGCGAATTTATTCCAGAACACGGTAAAGCACCACGTAGTTTATGTGTAAGCGGCAGACCCGATGCCGATCTAGGTGCCAGTCAACTAGCTAGTTGTAAAAGCCAAGGCTACAGAGCTCGCGATGGCGAAAAGAGCCATTTAATAGGACACGGACAATCTAAAGTGCGTGTTACAGTTGGCGGCAAAAAGATCAAAGGAAAGAAATACGGCGGCCCATTACCAGATTATGGAACACGTAAAGGTCAAAAATGAAAGTTTACGAAATCATTAACGAAGCAGTTGATAAAGATGTAATGGCTTTACAACAAGAACTAAAAGCAAAAGGTGCTAATTTAGGAAACTTTGGTCCTAAGAATGATGGTGTAGACGGTCGCTTAGGCACATACACACGTCGTGCCGCAGATCAATTTCCAGACATTGCCGCCAAGTATAAAGATGTGCTATCTCGTCCAGACAGTGTGGATGCACAAAAAATAGATACAACAACTATTCAAGATCCAGATTTTAAAAAGAAACTAGAAAAAGTAGCAAACGCATTAGGTGTTAAGTCTAGTGACTTAATGGCAATTTTTAAACAAGAGTCAGGAGTTAATCCACAAGCTCGCAATCCAAGTGGAGCAACAGGACTTATTCAATTTATGCCTGATACTGCACGTAGACTTGGAACAACTACAGATGACTTGTTTAAAATGGATGGCGTACAACAGTTAGATTATGTCTACAAGTATTTTAAAATGACAGGTGTTGGTAATGGCCAGCTAGGCGATTTATATATGGCAGTGTTTATGCCTAAATATGTTGGCTATGATGACAGCACAGTTCTAGGACAAAGCGGCGCTCCAGGTTTTAGCGGCAAAGTTTATGATCAAAATAAAGGGCTAGATCGAAACAAAGATGGCTCTATCACTATTGCAGACGTAAAACAATCTGTGGCACGATTCGCATAACTAAATACCTACATGAATATTGTAGGTAATTTATTAATCGCTCCTCCTGCTGTTAAAGGAAACTTTTGGTATAAGACTGTTATCATGGTAACAGAACATCACAACCAAGGTACTGTGGGTCTTGTTTTAAACAAACGAACTTCGATGACTATAAACGATTTTGGTTTGCAAGTCGGCATTCCATTAGATGTTCCAGGTTACGTTTATCAAGGCGGTCCGCTCAGTCCACAAAGTCTTAGTTTCTTACACAGCAATGAATGGAAAAGTAAGAACACACTTAGAGTAAATGAAAATTTTAGTTTGAGTAGTGCGGATGATATCATACCCAGATTGAGTATTGGGGATCATCCAAAATATTGGCGAATGTTTTTAGGATTATGCGGTTGGGGTCCTGGGCAATTATCAAACGAAATGAATGGTATAGCTCCTTGGAAACACGAACACAGCTGGTGTACTAGCACTGCCGAATTGGACCTAGTGTTTGAATCGGATCAAAAGGATCAATGGTGCAAAGCCCTTGATCAAAGTGCTCAAGAATTCGCCCAAAACATATTACTGTAATCGAACTTGACTTAAATACAGTATGAGCGTATAATATATACTTCATAGGTTGGGTCTGTAACACAATCAAAAGAGGTAATCAAAATGGCAGATACTCTGCTACTTAACGCTGACGGCAATCCAGTGTCATATATGCCGTTAAGTACCCTAACTTGGGAAGATGCGATCAAATACATGGTCTTAGACAAGGCCGATGTTTTATTCTGGCACGACAATTGGATCGTACACTCTGCTACTTGGGAAACTCCTGTACCTAGTGTTATGATGCTACGCGAATACATGAAACCTAAAGTTACAGTTCGTTTCAGTCGTAGTAATGTTTACCTTAGAGATAATGGACAATGCCAATACTGCGGAGATTATGTTAGCCGTAGCGAATCAACATTAGACCATGTTATGCCTGTTTCAAAGGGCGGTAAGAGTGTATGGGAAAACTGTACTACTGCTTGCGCACCTTGTAACTCAAACAAGAGTGATAAGACTAAAGGATGGAAACCAAGAATCAAACCTTACAAGCCTGACTTTTACGAATTAGTAAATAAGCGTAAGAAGCAGGACTTCAACGTAAGGTATCAAGAATGGTTACAATTCATCAAATAAAGGAATTTCATGGAAATTTTACAAACGCCGGGTAGTATAGATGCTAGAGGTACGATGTACCCTAGCATATTGAATCTATGTCAGGACACGCACTTTGATGCAACTCCGTACAGTACAGTCTTTGGATTTGTATTAGAAGGAACAGTGAATTACAGAAATTATTCGCTGACCAAGCATCAGTGGTTTAGCTGTCAGATTAAAGAATCCGAAAAATTTCAAATTTCTGGCAAAGCCGTTCTAATCTCTAGATTAGGATACTTAGGTCAAGACACTACAGGTGGTCCAATTGAATCTATCGGTCGACTAAGTTATATCGATGGATGTAGTGACAGCCTATTAGTGTATCCTCCACGATTAGGTGATGCAAGCCTTAATGTATTGTATTTTCCTAAAGGTATTGATCAAACAGCACACATCCATCCTAGTATTAGAATGGGTGTGATTGCCAACGGCAGTGGATTCTGTACATTGGGTGATCAAGAAATTCCGTTAACCGAAGGAACTACTTTTTGTTTAGATGCTATGGAAAATCATCGATTTAGGACAGTTGACAGCACTATGACTGTAATTGCCTTTCACCCAGACGGAGATTGGGGTCCAACGGATCATACACATACAATGATTAACAGGACTTACATATCATAATTTAAAATCGTTGTCACTGTTATAGTGATCTTCGAGATTAAGTTTTTCGATAACCTTAAAGTTACTGTCTATGCCTTCGAGTACTGCACGTTGTACAAATACTGTTCGTAGGCTACCTTTTTTAAGTTTTGTTTCAAAGTATTCTTGATTTTTATCAAACTGAAAAATATCCAGTTTAGCTTGATACTTGTAATCACTCCACTTGGTAATATTTCTAGAACTACTGTTATTGATACTCCATAGTTGGAAGTCATCAGTGCAGAAGAAATTATGTTGATAGTTATTAATGAAATCCTCGTCTAAATTACTCCATAAGTTAGGAGCACATACTAGCAAGGATCTAAAGCATACTGCATGCCACTTGAAACAAAAGTTCCACCACCAAAACCAATCAGCATTCTTATCTAAGGTAATACCGTAAGTAGTAGCCGAGTTCACGACCGCATCTACTAATAATGAAGTAACACGCATATTTTGTATGCGTTGATTAACATACTGGATGATGATATCTTTGGAAAACTTAGCTGTAAAGCAACTAGCATTCTCCAACATAAAGTTACGTAGCAGATCGCTACCGAACAGTTGATCGTTTAGTTCCCCAGATACTAAGATGATGCTACGATCAAACATCCAAGGTAATGTATGTACATTGACGATATCTAGCTTGCCTGCAATATATGTTCTAAAGAACTCTTGATTTTCAATCTTAGCATCGTAACTAGTAACGACTTTTATTCTGTCTTTAATCTCAGCTAACGGGAAGTTTTCTAGGAAACTAACTAGCACACGGGTACTATCGATACCACCACTCCACATGATACCCAACGGTTTTTGTAAACGGATACTGAGATCCCATAACTCTTTCGCTCGTTTGTCACAACAGTCCTTATAAGACATATTAGTTGTGCTTAATTGTGGTAATTGATATTTGTGATAAATCTTAGAGTCGACGGGCTGTTTAAACTGATATGTTCTATCGTTTAATCCTACACCCAAGCTGATAAATTTATAGATAGATTTCCAATCATTTACTTCTGCGTAAGAAGTGTTCTTAGTAAGCGGGATGGGATTAAAGTAATATAAACTCATAGTGTGGAGTTACCCCAAAAATCTTGATGCATGCAGTCTCTAACTAAAATTAAATCATCTCGAGTCATTATTTTATTAATCTTGTCTTTATATTTTTCGGCTAAGGCTGTAATCCTAAACTTGATTGCGTTTTCAGTATCAATTTTTAAACTTAGTTCAGCTACTGCCGCGTTAATTTCCATTTCGCGAACTCTCGCATACTCTTGTATTAACGGAGTAAAGATGCCATTACTAATATCACATTTCTCTAACTCAGATTTTGCCACAGCGTTGAATAAAGTCCATTTTGTGCTAGATACTCTTGCAAGAGCATTATGAGTCCATTGCTCCCATAATCCAAACAAATCTTGTCTTAGTCGTATGACATCTCTTTCCGCTAGCCAGGAATCAGTTACCTGACTCTTA